CTGGCCTTGCTTTTTATTTAGCACAAAAATTTGCACCAGATAGAATACAAGCTATGAAAATGTATTATGAAGATGAGTTTGCTAGAGCTTTATCAGAAGATGGTTCTTCAACTAGCGTTCATATAACACCTAAAACTTATTACCCAGGAACATAATGGCAAGAGGAAAATATTCAAAAGCAATATCAGATAGATCAGGAATGGAGTTTCCATATAATGAAATGATGAAAGAATGGAATGGATCTTTAGTGCATAGATCAGAATATGAAAAAAAACATCCACAATTAGAACTAAGAACAAGAGGTGCAGATGCGGAAGGATTATTTGATTCAAGAGTAGACCGAACTGAAAATGAAGTTGTTGCAATCTTAGGTCCAAATCCATTTGAAACTATTGCATCTAGTTCTGGTATAATAAATGTTTTTGAAAAAAGCCATGGAAGATCCACAAGCGATACAGTAAGATTTAGAGGGGCTCCTTTTACTTCTGCGTCATTTAAAAATCCTAGAAATTTTGATGGAATTACAGGATCTAATGTGGCAAAATCCACTGGCTACTCAATTACAGTTGGCAAAAGAGATTCAAGTGGAAACATTACAAATACAACAGATTTCTATCACTTTACTGTAGACACAGATACTGCTACAAGTGGTGGTATATCAGGAGGAGGCAATAGTTGTTCGGCTGGTCCAGCAACATTGAGCGCATAATATGGCAGGATTAAGTGCATCAGGATTAAAAACACAAATAAGAAGCTATACAGAAGTTAGCTCTACAGTTCTATCTGATAGTGTTTTAGAAAACATTATTTTAAATGCACAATATAGAATTTTTAGAGATGTACCTATTGATGCTGATAGAAAAACATCTACAGGTAATTTTACATCTGGAACAGGAACTGTAACCGTACCAGCAGGAGCAGTATTTATCAGAGCAGTGCAAGTTTATACTGCAACTGGATCTACTTATACTGGTGCTAATACTTACTTAGAAAAAAGAGATTTAACATTTTTAGAGGAATATATTTCAGCAACCACATCTACTGGAACACCAAAATATTATGCAATGCTAGATACAGGAGCAACTGGAGAAAGCTCATCAAACTCTGGATCTATTATTGTATCACCAACACCAAGTGCAACATTTGCATACAAAATACACTACAATGC